GTTACCACCGGGAGTCAAGTATTCGAGAATCAACTGGTCATATGGAACCAGCTTTTGTACTTGGAGAATCACATCATAGAGTTCTGCTCTAGAAACTCCAACGAAGGAAAGGTCAACTGCCTGTCCTCTCTCGTGCTGGCTTCTACCTGTGCCATACCTAAAGCAGGAGTTAATCTTGACGTTGGGGAAATTATCCCTGATTGGGTCAATGACGTTCTCTGCAAGGGACTTAAGGTTACAGAAAATCTGTGCCTCTGTTAGGCCTCCCTGTGCCTTGAGAGGACGACTACCATTGGATGTTAGGTCAGCAAGGTTGTAGTACTTACCCATCCTCTCACGTCCCGTGAATGTATTCTGGGATGCAGGGATACCACACTCATTGATTTGCTCTTCAACTTGGTTTGGTTCGGGTTTCACTTCTTCTACTACCTCTGGCTTGGTTTCCAACTGCTCCTTAGTTAGAGCTCCTTGTCTGATCATCTCTTCCTCAAACTCCTCAACAGCAGAGGGGTCATCCTCCGTCACTTCATAATCTATTGCCGTCTCTTCCTTCCTAGTTAGAACGTTCAGGGGAGCAGCGGATGACACAGAGGCACCTATGGCACCGATGGTTTGCAGACCAGCCGCAAATCCTGAGTTCATGTGTATCAAGGGAGCATCCATGGCTATTGTCCCGCCTGCTTTCACGTAGAAGTTACCACCAACAGTCATATCCATATTACCAGCTACATTTAGGTTTGCGCTGTCATGGATATTAACTGTGGTCTTTCCGTTTATCTGTACATCACAAGTACCGTCAACTCTAAGAGTGTGGGCTCCTTCTACTCTAACATCAAGAGACCCGATGACATGGACATAACCATTGCGTTCGATGATTGTGTATCCGTCGCCTACAATGAAGTTGACTTGAGTTCCGTTGTGGTCTATCTCAGTGAACGTCCCCTTGGTGTGATACATATGGACCCTTTCGCGCCCCTTTGTATCGTCAAACTCCATCAGATGCCCACTCTCACTCTGATAGACGTTGTTGAAAGGATACTGGGCATTGTAGGGAGTCTTGGCTTGGTCCCAGGAGCCCTTACCGTTGGCTTTTTCTACACCCACGTGTCTGTTTTGTTCCTTGAGGAAAACTACTGTCTCGCCTATCTTTTCGTGCCTTGCCAAACGGTTTGTGTCTGGTTCGTTCAAGTGCGAAGCCAGGGGATATTTTCCGTTAGGGTCCTTGAAACCTACGTTTGGGCTGGAAAACGCTACTTCTGATTCCTCAAAGGAGACCAGATTCCCTTCTCTGATATCTCTGTCAACCTCTGCTGGGTTTGCGTCTCTAATTGCCTGGGTGTTTTGCAGGGAAACATCCTCGGGGCGGGGAGTGTCTGCTCTGGTGATTTTTGTAGTGAGGGGGTCAGAACCAGCAACCGACCTAAAACCTTCCTTGTAGTATCTTTCTGTAGTGGTTCCATTGGCGTCTGCTTTGACAACGCCATTATAGAATTGCTTTGCACCACCAGCACCATACAGGTGGGCAGAGGCTATGAGCCCTGCTTTCTCTGCATCCGACATTGTACCTATAGGTACCCCTATCCTTGTCAGGATTCTGAAGTTGGCGTCTATGTTCTCGGACATAACCAACTCCTGTATTTCGGGGTTATTCAGGAAGTCTTCTTTGCTTCTTATGCCATTCTTTCCTGTCCAGTTGCTTGCCTCATCGAGACCCCTATTGGAAGTACCCGCCTTGACGTAGCCCCTATCCTGTAGCGCCGCAGCGCCGAACTGATACTTTCCCAGATAGTTCAGCTGGTTTACTGCAAGGTAGTTGTTTGAGGATTCGAGCTCACCCAATCTAATGGTGACCTTTTTCTTCCAATCCGGGTCAACCAAAGGAGCGGGCGTTTCTGTTGTTACGGGCTCGCCTGTGCCGCTGGTTACAGGTACTCCAGCACCAGAGATGACCTGGTTAGGTACAGGAACAACGTTATCTCTTTCGAGAATGGAAAACTTCTCAAGGGGAGGGTTAACGCTCTGGGGTATACCTCCAAGAGACCCTATGATAAAGGGCATCTGTTTTTCTGGGTCCATGAACTGAACAGCTACCCATGTGCCTTCTACCAACCCAACAGGAGCATTACCTATTCCGTTCATAGCGCCAGATACAGAGGGTTGAATTTTTGCTGCCCAAGGTAGATCTTCTGTAGGTAGTTGAGATTTATCCCAAGTGTGTAGTCCTAGTATTCTAACACGACACCTACCATTTTTCAATGGGTCAAGGCGGGATTCAACAACCCCTAAGTAGAAATCTGGTGAATTAAAATTGTTCATCTTGAATTGACAAAGTGCTTGACACGTCGTAAACTAACCGTGTACTGAATGATAATCAACAGGAATTATAAAGACCTAATGATGCTGTCCTTACTAATCTCCATGTTGCAAAGATGGCTTTCTCTGGTTATGGTATGAGTAAGAGCCGTGATAAGGTACTTACCTGTTAGCATCTGATCAATAATCTCTTCTGAAGAGTCTGTTTCGTTAGTCTTTGAATTCTTGTAGGCTGTCATTTCTATAGGTCTTCCTACACTATAGTCCATTCTGCCAAATACTTGAATGTTAGTTGTGAACGCAGAAAGTTGCTTCAACAAGGCAGTTCTTTCCAGGAAGTGCGTTACTGAAAGTTGGGGGCTGTTCTGGTAGATGTTTCTGTGTATCACAGACATATGAAGGTTTGCCTCAGGTCTGAACTGAAGTCTCTCGGAATCAAAGCCCTTGTTGGGGTTCAGAGTCGGAGCCCTAGCTAAGTCCTTTGATGCTATGAGGTTCTGGTAGTCCAGTCTTTTTGTTTCTATGTCATAACGATATGCCGTACCGCCATAGAAACCAGATTCTACCCTATCAAAGTAGTCATAGAATACAGGCGTTGACATATCAAGAACTGTGCCCCAGTCCTCTTCTATGTTCTTGCTTTCTCCGGGTCTCCTAGTCTTGGGGTGCCTAAAGAACTTTGCCATTGTGGGGAGTTTGTATAGGCTCTGCAGACTTGCGAAAACAAATCCTTCGTTGTTTTCGAAGAATGTGTAGGAGGGGTAACCCTCAGTTGATATCGCATCACCGACTAGGTGATATATGTTTTGCGTGGGAGTCCAGAAATTGCTAGTGTGTATGTTGTTGTTGGCTGTCTCTTCTATGACGGCATTCTTGCTGGTATTAAGTCCAGGATCTGTCCTTAGGAGTGTCCTAACAGTATCAGAGATTCGTCCCCTGAATGTTTGGCTTATCCTGGAGTTTACATCCGTGAAAGCTTCAATTGAAACAAAGCAAAGAGATATGACGTTATTCTTGGCTGTGATAGCTTCGTTGCCTTCCATCTTGTATATGTGGAAGACTTGGTTGCGTTTCTTGTTCCAAACAGCTGAACCATCAGGATGGGGAGTTTCCAAGTCAAGTATCAGTAGCTCTTCACCCATGAAAGGCAAGGATTCTGCCAGGGAGTTGGCATCGCTTATGGTGAGTCTACCTGTGATGAAAGGGGACATGATGTCCTCAAAGATCTCCAGGGACACCATGATGTTCTTAAGGTTTATGCCCTTACCACGAGAATTGATAACCGTTACGCCATCTACTTTTATGGCGCCGGCTTCTATTCTGTTGTTTGCATCATCTATCACAGAAGATCCCTAAAGTTGTTTAGGACAGTGGAGAGTAGGTTCTCATCTATGACCCTGATTGTTCTCTTGAGGTCGTTTTGTTCTTGCTCTCTGTTGTATATACTTATGGCTCTGAGATTTGGTATGGCGCCCATGTCTATTCTATGGGTCTTTGTGTCCAGTCTCTGGTTTGTGTCCTTGTAGAAGTACCTCTTGATTTGAATTCCTAGAACATCGTCATAGAAGTTCACGGACATCACAGGTCTGATCTCTACCGTATTGTTGGACCTATTGATGACCCTAACATCCTGGTTGATATCCACCGAAAGACCGTTGTCTTGCTTGAATTCAACAATGAGAGTTCTTGGAGTAAGACCATAGAACACTTCAAGATATGTGATCTCACTATCTACGCTATCGCCTGTGAGCTCACCAATGGATATGTCGGCAAGTATCGAGCTGGAGGAAGCCAGGGATACTAGAGTTGGGTTGTACCTTCTCTCTACGTAAGTCTCAAACTCAGCTGAACCTAGTGGTAGGTCCTTGGCATAGTCGAACCTATCGTTTAGGAGCATCAGGACCCAATAGTAATCCGGAGACCCGTATAGTCTTTCGGACAAGTTTTCGATTGTATCATTCTCTGGTATGTTGATGACATCATACAGAGAGATGTTGTCAAGAACTTCTTTCTTGAACCTAACGTTCCTGGTTATATCTACAAGGGAGACAAACTCCGGCTTCTTCCTATAGGAAGGCGGAGATATTTGAAACAGCGTGCTTGGAAAGTTCTGGAAGTATTTCATTAGAATCCCTGCTCTACAGTTTCCTTAGTGAGGATGGAGAGTTCCTTGAATGTCATTGACACTCTCTGAGCCACTGGCGCACCAGCCTCGTGCTGAGCCCAAAGACCAAAAGGAGTGTTGTTTATAGTGAGGTTGGTTAGAACACAAGTTGCAATCTTGTTTATCCAGAGGTTTTCTTCTCCCTGGTGGTAGAAAGTAATATCAAACTCCGAAGGATAAACAAAAGTGTACCTACCCTCTGACTGATATTCGGGGTGCATATGGAACTTCAAAGTACTTAGGATGGCCAATAGTCTTGCGGACTCTATAACGGACTTTGGGTAGAAGATGTAGTCCATTGTAAAAGTCCTGAATCCCACTCCCCTGAATATTTGCTCTTGCTTTTGGTTGTACGCCACACCTGTTAAGGCGCTTATACCTGACGAACCCAGGGCGCTCTGTGTTCCTAGAGACAGAGCAGTGGCTGCGTCAAGTGCGCCTCCTCCTATGTTCTTAAGGGTAGTGGTGTCTCCTGTAAACGCTGCCTTAACTGCATCAACCGATGCGCCACCCATTCTAAGAGCAGCGTTCAATAGAGCGACACTATCCTCGCCCCATTCCATGCTGTAGGGTGTTGTTAGTTCCTGGGGCATGGGTAGCATAATGGCGCTGTCTATTCTCTTTGTTTCCTTAACACCGTTTGCCAATGGTAATGCCGCGAATCCTCCAGCGGCTACACCCTTAACTCCCGTGGACACTGCGTTGACTGCTGCCCTAGGTCCGCCACCATTGAGATAATCACCTATGCCTTTGACTATGCCTGGTATTGCAACCGCGGCACCAACGGATATACCCGCATTTGCTGCTCTCTGAGCCGGGGTGTCGCCTCTTATGTTGGAGTTTTGTGTGTTTGTGAAATCTCTTCGATCTCTCTGGGAAATGTCGACAGTCTTGTACCTTGAACTATACCTTGATGTAGTTAGGGTATTGATGTTTATCATCATCCATGAGTCACCATACCTGCTTTGATCTCCAAAGAGATCTTCAGGAAACGTCAGTGACTGGATGTTGTATTTGTTTGCGTTATCTATTCTGTCTAGGTAGCTTGACATGGC